TCAACGTATTTGCCATCATTCCGGACTTGCCGCGGATGGTATCCACCGCGCCGGCGACGTCGTCGATCGGCGTCGCGGTTGCGACCGTGTCCCATTCAGTCGAGACCGGAACCGGCGTAAAATTCGTTGCGTTGAAAACCTTTGACGCGACGCGTTGTTCCATAGACAGGTCGATGATTTTTGTCGCGCGTTGAGTCGCCACGACCTCGGCGTCGAATAGGGACGCGTAGAGTTTGCGCTCGCGGTCGTCGATCGCTTCCTCCCATCCGTTTTCTCGGGTTGCATAGAACCCCATCTCGAATTCCCAGTCCGACCGCGGATAGACTTGTCGCATCGCTCGGGTCGTGTTCGGGATTTTCAAAAGGGCCTCTTTTGGAATGACCGGGAATTCGCTGGAATCCTTCGCGACCCCAAAGTAGGGCATGACCTGGGGACCGATCGATCCGGTCATCGCCGTCTCTCTAAATTCAAGGACCAGTTCGGCCAGTTCCGGCCGACTGATTGCAGTTGTTCCGCTCGGTTGAGGCATTTTAAATTCTCCTTTTATTGCTTAGTGATTAATGAAAAAACTCGAGTTCGGGGCCTTGTTAGGTGACGGTTGTGACCGTGATGTAGTCATACGGCAGAACCTCGATGATCGATCCGTCGCCGCTTGCCGCTTGCATCGCGATTCCGATCTTGCGATAGTCGCCGGCGCCAACAGGCAGGGCCGAGACCTTGCCGTCGGCGTCGGCGTAAACGTCGGCCCCCAGGGTGATCGCCCCGGACGCGGTCATTTCGATCGTCCCCTGGGCGTTGATCGGTTTGATCCCGGTCGGTTCGGTGTCCTTGACATTGAGTTCGTTGACGCCGATCGGAACATCGGTATCGGTCGCGGTCATATATACCGCGTCACCGTTTGCGTCGATCTTGACAAGTCGGTGAGCGAGAAGATCCGCGCCGGCCAAAAGAGACAGCGTTTGTCGTTCAGTCATTTTTTTCTCTCCTTGTGTTATAAATTGATTTTTTTATTCCCTGCCATGTCGCCCCGTCATCGCGTTTTATTTTTTGATGAACGCTTGATGACTTTCGGGATATTTCGCCGCGATGACCTTCATCGCCTCGGCCTTTGAGCATCCCTTTTCGGCCTTGTACTCGTTGACGAGATCAAGGAACGGCCGGGGGCCGTCGTTTTGCGTCCTGTCCTGTCCCATCGTGTCGGGGGCGTTCTCGGCCAGGGTCGCCAGGGTGTCGACGCGTTTCTGTTTCTCGGCCTCGAAAAACATCTTGAACGCCTCGTTCGGTTCGGTCCCCTCGGTGATTGACTTCCGGACCGCGTCGTCATCGGCGCCGGAATCGAGCAAGGTCACGACCCGGGTCCGCTCGGCCTGGGTTCCTTGTTCGATTCCATCGTTCATCGCCTTCGCGACCTTGTCGGCGCTCATTGTTTCGAGTTCCGCCCACAGATCCGGGTGATCGGTTTTCAATTTTTCAATCGTGAGTTCCATCGCCTTTGTCTCCTTTGCTTGAATTGATGATTGATGATCCTTGTCCGGATCTTTTTTCTTTGCCAGGGCGATCGCCGCCGTGTCAGAGTCGGCGCCCAGGGTGACGAACGAGGCCTCGCGGACATAGGATTTCGTCCAGATTTCGGCCGGGCCTTCGATCTCGAGGCCGTTGACTTTGTATTTGACGCCGTCGTCTAAAAACTTGACCGCCTCGGCCCATATCCCGATTGACGATTGCCAGGGATAGCCCTCGTCGGCCAGGGCCAGAACCTCGGCCGCGTCAACGGTCGATTGACTGAATTCGCCCTCGACGAACAGGTTTTCGCCGTCCTTGAACGAGGCGCCGTGTCCGACGATCCGATCATGTTCATGTTGCCGCAGAACCGGGATCCGCGTTTCCGTCCGGATCCCTTTGATGTCGATCGCGATCTTGTATCCCCAACGATCGACCGGCGTCCCGGTTTTCGCGGTCATGATAAACGTCCGCTTTTTCTCATCGGTGACGTTGAGTTCGAGGGGCGCCGTCAAAAACATCGCGTTTTTATCCTCGCCCAACGCGACGGCCGCGCATTTCGCATAGGCCGACCGAATGTTCTCACCGTCGGCGATCCGCTGTTCGGTGCATCGCCTAAGATAATCCTGTTTCGATTCACTCTTTTTCTGTTTCGGATTCGGCATTGTCGCCCCCCTTTGAAACCGAGTCCAGAACCTTGACCCCGATGTTCGCGATCTCGTCCTGTTCTCGTTTCCGTTGTTCGATTATTTCCTGCCAGTCGCGCCCCTGGGCCGCGGTTTCTTCTGCCATTGTCGACAGACCGTAGTCGATCGCCTTTTGCGAGGCCTCGATTTCCTTGACCGGGTCGACCCATCCCCAACCGCCGCCGATCCACAGGGTCCGACAATATTCGTTCCTGTACTTATAGAAATCAGGGGCGTCGAATTCGCCCCGCAAAAACGATTCCTCGATGACCAGTTCATAGATCGGTTGACAGAACCGGGATCCGAACCATGTCCGCCAGGTTTTGAACATCCGCCGGCCCTCGAGTAATGCCGCCCGGGCCGACGAGTAATTCGTTTTTGAGAAATCCTTCGCGATTAGTTCATAGGGAAGGCCGACCGACGCGCCGATGATCCGGAGCATCGTTTCGATGAATGAAGGGAAGGCGTCGCCGGGCCGTTTCGGGTCGACGACTTTGATGTCCTCGTTCGGGGCCAGGTATCCGACGAGGCCCGGTTCGATGGATTGAACGCGCTCGGTCCCGCCCGACGCCGAGGTTTGAGTCCCGGTCGCGTTCGCCATCGCGATTCCCATCGGATCCGTTTTCGTTATGAAAACCGCGAGACACGCCGCCACGCGCGCCGCGATGACCTCGGCCTCGAGATAGTCCGCCAGATCCTTGAAATATGTCAGGACCGGCGCGAAAACAGGGATCCCGCGCATTTGACCAGGCCGGTTCGTCGGGTAAACGTGCAGAACCCGGGGCCGGCCGGCCGGATCCCGGGCCGTGATCCGCTCGAAGTCGTTTGAATCCCTGGAATGTGCCTTGTCCGGTTTGCGGATGTAATAGGCGAGCGGTTGACCCCGGCGCCCGATCTGGATCCCGTGGACGATGTCCTTGTTTTTGCCGACCGGATAGGCGAGGCGATCGCCCTCGATCAATTCGATGACCCGACCATAGTCGCGCCAGGGTTCGTCGGCCCAGGCCGGCAGGGCCAGGATCTCGCCGTCCTCGATAATTTTTTTGATCGCGAGTAATTGGATTTCGTCGAACGTCAATCGATTTCCGGCGTCGGCATTTTTGCACCATGTCGACCAGGCCGTTTCCGCCTGGGATCGAAGGGCCTTCGCCTTGTCGCTCGAGATCCCGAGAACCTTTTCGCGGATCGACGATTGAGGTTTCAATCCGGAACCGACGATGTTTTGTCGCATCGTGTCGGACGCGCCGGACGCGACCGGGTCGTTCCTGTTCGCGTCCCGGGATCGCTCGCGCAATTTGTCGAGATCCCAGGGCGTCGGATCCGGTTTCGTTCGAAGGATGTTCCAGTTCGTTCGCAATCGATCCGTCGAGGCCGCGCGATATCCGGACGTCAGGTTGATCAATTTCCGCGCGGTTTCCCGTTTCAACGCCCATGACGGACTGATCCACGAGATCACTTGATCGAGACGCGTCGGTTTCACCGCGGGGGCCGGGCCGTCATCGGTTTTGTCATGTCGGGTCATTAAATGTCACCTTGTTGAACATTCCGCCGGATCCAGAACCCGAAACGACGGCCGCGACCTGGGACCGATATCTCAACAGCTGATCGAGATTTGCGGTCGTATATCGAACGCGTTTTCCGTTCGTTTCGACTTCTTGAATTGTTTGTCCGGATTGTAAATTAGAGAGGGCCAGGTCGATCGCGTCTAGGTGGGTCTGATCGTAGGACATCGAGAAAAACCTCGTCTATTGTGAATAATGTTCACAATTAACACGAGGTTTTTTTTCGGAACATCGAATCGACAAGGATTCGACATTCAATTTCGTCAATTTGACATTGATTAACTCTTGACATTGGAAAAATCGGGATCCTGTTTCGCGTCCTGTCCGGCCGACGGTTTCCACTTCGCGGCCTGGGATAACAACCAGGCGTCACAGTGCCAGTCGAGGGCGCGCCAGGCCCCCTCGCCCTTGCGTTTCCAGGCCGGAAGGCCTTCCTCGATCACCAGGCGCGGGATCGCGCGTTCATGTTCGCCGATATAGTCCGCGATTTCCTTCGCGGTCCGGAAACAGATCACGCGCCGGATCCCGATCGGGCCGTCGTTCATCGACTCAACCATCCCTTGCCGGTGCCGACCGAGGATCCCCGGTTGATCCATGACGATCGGGATCCCGTCGGTTGCGTTGTCGTCGGTTTCGAGTTCGGGTTCGTTTTGCCAGGTATCGGCCAGAACCCGACGCCGCGCAATTCATGGGCGCATAGGATCAGGACCGAAACGTCCCAGGCGTGATTCGCCCGGTTTTTCGGGTTCGCCCATAGGTTTTGATCGTCAAGGACTTCGACGGTCATCTGTTTCAACCAGTCGTCGGTCGTTTCCGCGTGATAATTCCACGACCCCGGATCCCTGGGGACGATCTGGAGCATCCCGTCGAGTTGACTTTTGAAATAGTTCGTATCGACCCGGACCAGGCGAAGGCCCCCCGGGATCGTTTTCGTCCCGCCGGGATAAAATTGCAATTCACTATATCCGAACGGTTGCGTCATCCGCCGGCGCCCCTGGGTCGGAAGGATCAGGCCGCGATGTAATCGACAGAAATCATAAACCTCGGACGTTCGATGTCCGGCCGAGTCGATCAACGCGAAATTGAGGACATAAGGTTTTCCGCTCGTGTCGGTGTATTGATCCGCCCATAGAACGCGCGCCAGGTCGTCGAACGTCGGGACCTTGCCCTCGCGGATCCCCCAGGATGTTCGGGTCAATCCGTATCCGAACGCCCGGATCTCGAAATAGAATCCGTCGTCCTGGGTGTCGACGCCGGCC